CTCATTTGTTTATGGTTGGTTGAAGCCCCTCCCGAAGGAATTTATCAACCGGTAGTAATTGCTTTGTGGTAGGTCTGTCCACTGCCATGAACTCCCTTCAACTAGACTTCTTATCGCTGTCAACGGTGCCTCCTAACTAAGGTTAAATTGGGTTCTGCATCCGTCCTCACCAGGTTCCAGCTCGTTTAACTTGGGCAGCCACTTTTCCTCCCTCGGGTGTACTAAGTACCGTAACCAAGCCCCTCGCTTTCACTTAGGCAGTAATGATGCTTCCGCGTCCTTCGACACGTGTTAGGTTCCGCGCCAGTTACAAACTAGCACAAAGGTCTCTACATTGAGGACATGGGGAGTCAACCACGTCCCCATCTTGCACAATTAGTAATTAATCGTACTGTTGCGCGAAGATGGGTGGTACTCATTTAAAAACTCAACTGGGTGTTTACACCAACAACTCTGACCCTTTCTTTAGGAGAAAGGGTAAAACATGTTTAGTTAATGCTTTCTTTCCTTCCCTCTTAATAGCAGCTTTTACAACAGCAGCGCCGCCCTTATGGTTTGTCATACTAGACTGGACATGGTCCCTAGCAGACAGCATCGCAGGGTTGGACACTGGTTGGGGTGATTGTAGTTTGGAGAGAAGTGAAGCAGGTTTGAAAATGTATTCGAAATTGGTAAACAATTCATAGTAGAAACACGAAGTGTCAGGGGGTACACCCTCAAGGTGTACGAACAAGCACTCCCAATTACCAACTGGGTTTGAGCTTGTCGTGCTGTAATTAGACACTGTTTCAAAATTCATTGTTTCGACGTTCATTGGTCTAGCTATCATATGGAATTCGCTGTTGGGCCCTATGGCATGGATGTCGGTGTGCGTGTAAGCGTCGGGGGATACATCGGATATTGCCCCTGCATCTATTGGACTTCCTCTTCGGAGCTTGATAACTCCTTTTGAGTCAGTCGCAGATAGCAGAGACATGAGCCGAACCCCGTAACTGACAACGCGGTATTGATCACCATAGAGATAACAGAGCGAGTCGACGGCGTCTGACCAGGCGGTGGAGTACGTGAGGACGTTTGATGGTCCGTCTGCGACGAGGGTCGGGCAGTTGGGCTTGTCACTGAACTCGATAGCGGCATTTCCAGCGCCATTGCTGACGATGGTGCCTGTTCTAACGACTTGTTCGGACATTGTGCTTCCTGCGCCGACTCCGGGTAACTTGGCCCTCTTGGCTCCTTCGCAAAATGGGTTGGTGATGGCCTCAAGTGATTGATAGTGCGAATCATGAATGTCGGTTTGTTGAGTCCCAGGGTTTGTGGCACCCCGGGGAGCCCTTCGCAGCTTGGCAAGCTGCGGTTTGGCGGTCTTTGAGTTTTGTTTCGTCATTTTACCAGCTGCGCTCGACATTAGACTGACAAGGGATCCAATCGTCTCCCCACTCAAGTCCCCAGTGTTCAACACGAGAACCGAAGTCGACGACCCACTTGTCGAAGAACTCCTCTAGTTCTAGTTGTCTGGAGACTGAGCAACCGAAAGCGACTTCAAATTGCAACCTAGCCTCAACCGTGATTGGTCCGGGAGTGTTCCTAGTTTGCTCTCTATGATATCTAGCTTTCAGTCCATCGCTCAAGTACTTAACATCGAACGCCACTCCCTTAGTATTTCGTAAGAGACATGTGGCAAAAGACTGCAAAACTGGGACACTATAGTTTAAGCTAAGTTCACAACAACCTATTGCTTTAACGACACGTGTCCTATATTTTGGATCCCCCCAATGCCGGATCCCGGAAAGTGATTTGCTGATTACATCTCTATAATCCCGCACAAAAGTCCAAACACCAGGAGTAATCTCTACTGGCTTGGACCGACAAAACACCACCTCTTCTGGCCTCCGAGCGACCCCATCTACCTTCATCTCCATCCCAAACTTCAGGAATTCATCGTACACAGTACTTTGAACCAAACTAAAGTCAGTTTCCTCGATAATTAGTAGACAATCGTCACCATCGTCCAGAACGTCATATTTATTAAGACCTATAGACGAACAATAGGTCACCAGCATCATAATCATCAAAACACAGTTGCCTAGAGCAGTGTTCATGTCGCCGCTCATGCGTCTACCTTTGGAAATGTACTTCATCCCCAGCTTGGAGAATCCTTTGTTAATCAATTGCATAGACAAGAGTTGGGCGAATCTTGGTTCAGAATTAAAGTACTTGTATAATTGGTGTTCTATTCTGAGAAGATCTTGACTCACGTGTTTATCAAACCTACTGGCATCTAACGAGACGATTATAGCTGCGTCAAAATGGCTCAACTTCTCCAAAAGGAGAGAAGCACGTTGACGTTGGTTAAGCCCCTTTGCAATGTTGCGACTGCTCGGGACTCCTTTCGAGGCGAACTCACTTAAATACAGTTGATGCTCCCCTGGTTGTAGATAACTGGCTAACTCAACGCAGTATTTACTACCGCGGAACTGTATAGCGCGAGGATCGGGGTCTTCCTTACTGTGTCCGTCGAAACGTTCGGGTTTAACGAACATGTTGACGTAGGAATCACGTATGGTGACGCTTCCAGCTCGTAGCGCTATCAGTGCTTTCTCGTATCTCAACCGCTTCGCTCCACTATAGCGTTGAACCATAGCTTCGAGAGGGGCTTGAACTGTCTTATGAAGTTGACGTCCCCAAATATGGCAAGTTGTCATTAATCTCATTAGACCGTCCCGTGTGGGACTTGGAACTTCCCCCAAAACACGTCCAGCCACGGCACGGAGTTGATTGGCTGCACAATCTGGGTGGAAAGTTGGTGCGTAGAATTCCCCGTAAGGTGGGACGGCGGCACGCACCAGCCACCGTTTTGTCCAATCCCCGTCGTCCCTAGGAAGTCGACTAATACTGCATCCAGAGGATAGCTTTATAGTCTTTTCACTAGCACTTACACCAACGACGGAGACGGCTGCCCCCTAGCTGGCCGGCAGACTCCTACCCCAAGACAAGTAGCCCTGCGCAAAGCGATGGGCTCCCCAAATTGAGAGGTATGAAGTCCGTCCCGACCACATGGTCCGCCGAGCATCGACGATATCGTTAAACACGAAGGCGTGGCTAACCACCTCCTCAATAGCATGTGTCCGCTCACATTCATCTTTACCAAGATTCTTAGATCTGGCCAATGAAATCAGGGCATCTTTCACACTAGTGATGACACTGGGATCTCTCTTACGACCGGACAAGGCGATTACAGCACGACCAAACAAATCTCGATTGAGATTGTGATCATCTGCATACTCACCGCAAGTCCGTTCTGGAGGCACAATCATGTCACCCATGAAAAACCAATAGACAGTTTGGTACACCTTCCAAGTCAGGTAACCAAGGACAAATGTTCCTAACCACAATGCAGCAAACATCTCCCAGCCACGTATTTCGATCAAGGGTTGTCTGTACAACTCTCGAGTGTATAAGGGGGGAATACAAGGTTTGCCATCACATAGTGAAGGAACCCTAACCCAGCTCAACCACCAAGCTACATCCAATAATGGGAACTCTGGGGAGCGCGGGCTAGCATTAAAAAGTAAGACCAATGTTTGAGATGGTATATACATGGAACGTTCATAGTACAACACAAAATGCTTCTCAAACTGGCGTTTGTAGAAACCTGAAAAATGCATGCGATAATCCCATATGGTTGTAGCTGGCTCCTCTCCGAAGTAAGGAGTGCTAAACCAATCTGGGTACCGACTGTACCAACGTTCCTGATCCCTGATCTCGACACCTAGCGGGATTTCAACCATGTACAGCATAAAGACCACAGCCACTAGCAACATTGACGCAACTAGGTGTTCAATGGTGTAGCGATGCTCTACTGTCCTGGTTCCGCACTCCACCGGTGTGGGGGCAGTCTCCTCCTTAGACTCCATCACCTTCGGCGGTTCAATAGATTCTCGGACAATCGGTTCCGAAGAACTCGACTCCTCTGAACCCACCGAATCAGTGTCTTTCTTAGTCCTCTTTCCACGAGTGCGCCTTCTTGGTGCGCTTCGCGGGGCGACCACTGTGTCACCACTTCCCGACTTAACGGGCGCAGAAGTTTTGGCAGAAACTTCTGATGGCATTTTCGAAACTACTTTCGTACTCATGCTT